TCACGAGTTCACCAGCTTCAGACGCACGATTGCAGCGCGAGTATATGCGAGATCGGCAGCGTCGAAATATCCTTCCATGGACGCCCGGAGTGCAGCAGCGCCGCTATCGTCGCCGTCACGGTCGAGAGCGGCGGCACCGTTCAGAGCACCGACAGCAAGGTCAATCAGAGCGTCGGCGCGGTTGATATACGCGAGATACAAGGTGTTGAGTGCTTCGATGTTTTCCATGTTTCAATTCTAGTTGAAACCGGACCTGATTTCAACCTAGATTGAAGCTCACAGGTGTTTGCCAGCTTCACGCCCACCCCTTATTGGGATCCATAGCTAGCCAATTGCGCATGGTATCGCCCGACCACGCGCCGGACTCTTCGTCCAGCTCGACAACCGGAGCGGCCAGCGGAGGGCGAGGCTGGGGGTAGTGACCCAGCGGAGGCCCAGCGTAGAACTGACCGTCACGGAACGGGCCGTGCATGATCGGTACGAACCCGTGGACGGGCATCGAGTCACGCTCGACCGGCTCGGACTGCCACAGGTCAGCGTGCGCCCGATCCGCAAGGAGCTGCGCCGTCAGTCGCTCGACCATCCTCGACAGCCCACCGACGACACCCTTGACGGTGTACGCGCCCGCAGCAAATGACGCGCCATCATTGACGGCGACCCACCCGGCAGCACCGACGACGCGCGCACGACGTCGTTGAGGACGACGCCGAACCGTGCCCGTGCGTCCAATCCGCTGCGCCCGGACTTCCCGCGTGATTCCTTGCGCCCTCTGCCACCGCCGCATCATCCGGGCGACCTGAACACCGACGCTGGACTCCAGTTCAACGGTCATCACTGATTTTTCAATCCCCCGAACACCCCAGAAACGGCCCATCGACGGGCGACCGCCTGACGGTTGAGGCCCCTGCACACCAGCGGAGTGATCGAGCCAGCCACCGAGCCATTCCACCGGGGCTGAATTCTGATACGCCTTAGACTCGCCGCCCAGTGATTCCTTGAGGAAGTACACCGCCAACCGGCGAGGATCCCGCGCGCGCATAGCCTCAGCAAAGTCGAGACCGGTCCCCGCAGCCACCGAACGGCACCACTCCGAGCAGGAGCACGACTTCGACCCCGCGTCACCATGAGTCGGACGACGCACCGGCCCGAGCAGCCCACCGGGGCGAACCTCAGCACGGGACGGGTCAAGCGCCGTCGTCCACGCCAGAGCCACCCACTCACGGAACGCGGCCAACCCGCCAGCCATCACCGGAGGCACGAGCCAGAGGTGGTAGTGCGGAGCGCCACGACGCTGAAATTCCCTCTTCCAAATGTTGGCCGACTTCTCCCCGAACTTATCCGCCCACGACCGGAGGAAGTTATCGAACTTCCGAGCCATAACCGCGTGCCCCGGGGCAACGGCCAACCAGTCCCCGGGGAGGGTCAGCGTCAACATGCCGGGCAGGTGCTCGCCAGCCACGAGCACGGACAGGTCAAGTTCACAGATCGTCGAGACCATACGCGCCCGAGATTTGGACGACCACGCGGCAATCAAGCCGCGCTGCGAGGGTGCCACCGGGGCATCGAGCAAAGACAGCTCGACCGAATCGGCCAGCGTGTAGAACGTCGACGTATCCCGGCCCAGATCCCGGGCAGCCCACGCATCCATTCGTTGACGATGCAGCAACCGCGGAGACTCCCGCCGGATCAGCGCAGCACGCGCAACCAGTTGAGTATCCCGGCGGAGCTCAGCCGCCGCGACCGTGCGCGCCGCCCGGTTGGGATCCGTGCGCCGCAACCGAACAAGACCCGGCGCAATGTCGAGAAACGTCGTTGGACCTTCACGAAGCTCAGAGTCCCGACGGCCACGCCGACGGAACACCACCGGGGCGACAGGATGCACGAACGTTGCCCCCGCCGAGAGCAGATCAGCGGATCCGGGGAACTTGAATTCCACGACCAGAACGCGCCGCAAAGCAGCCTCGAAGTCCTCAGAAACTTCGAGAGCATCCAATCCCGGGACTTCGTCCCGTGATATGGCACATATAACTAGCCCGGGAAAAGCGGAAGGCACGGACGGGAGCGCGAAGCCGTCGCCGTAGATGCCGCGCAGCCGCGCGCGCTGGCCGCTGGCGGCTCCCGCGCCCGCTGCGCGGTCTTGCGTTGGTTCGAGAGTTACTAGCGTCAGATCGGCGTCTGACAGCCGTGAGCGTGTAGTCTGTTTCATATCGAGGCCCTAATCCTTGATTTCACAGCCCCGGGCGGGTCGCAATTCGCCCGGGGCTGTTCCTATGTCTGCTCTGAGCCTAGTGGTCATGTGCGTCGGCGAAATCCTCGACGCGCAGATGGTCTAGTCCAGTCCGTACTTTGTGCGCCGGGTCAGGCCGGTCACAGCTGCACCGCTTCGGTGCTCGAGTACCGGCACAAATGGCGCACTTACCGGCGTCGTCGGCAGCGCCGACTCGGGTGACGGCGTCCATTGTGTCGTAACTCTTGAACACGCGGGAGCCGACACCGTTTTGCCATTCCTTGACCAGAGGCACCGCCTTATCGCGTTTTCCGTTAGTCCAGTCCTCAAAATCGATGCAGTCATACGTGCGAAAGTTGAAGAGTCGCTTCGGTGCCCACAGTTTGATGGCGGTCTCTTCCCCATCGACTTCGGCCTGAACACGCTTATCGGGGAAGTATCCCCGGCACTCGGTAACCGATTGGGTTACTTCCCGGATGATCTTGTCAGCCCGACCCCACGCGGGAGCAGTCCACCGCAGGACGACGTTACGACGGCGGAGCTGAACGAGGATGTTCTGGACTTGAACGGGCAGCTTGGCCGACTCACGAGATCCGGCGATACCAACCATTTCATCCATCAACACGTCACAGTCGCGCGCGTCGAGAAGTTGGTCCCAATCCTCGAACCGTTCATACATCGGATGCGGGAGGCCCGTTTCCGAGTCGAGCAGAGCGACAGTGGACAGGCACCGCCGACCCATATCAAGACTTTTGAGGGAGTCGCTAACCATTGCGTAGGACTTGCCGCCGCCGTTGGGGCCGACATAGGCGTGAATGGGGTACGAGCGCCGGGCATCCATAGCCATGCGTGACGCTTTGGGACTCACGCGGATAAACGCGTTGAGCTGAAACCACCAGCCGGGGCTGTCCGGTTCCACACGGGAGCGGGACGTATCGCGTTGCGTGGGGGTGTCAGCCTCCAAAGCGTTAGCGATCCGGCGGAGTTCTTTTCGTTCGGTGTGCATGTGTTTCCTTTCAGAGTGAAGCCAAGCCGGGGACTCCCAGAACTACGGCGCTGGCGCGCCTGCCGTTCCGGGCGCACCCCTACCCAGCGCCACCAATGAAGGGAAGATACGCCGCAACCCGGAGCGCAATTTTCACCGTCAGACCGACAACCCACACGGAGATAACGACGCCCACGCAGACGAGCCAGAACGTCCAATCGATCCACGCGCCAATACCGGCCGCGTTGGACATAAACGAATTGACGGTCTCATCGATGCCGGACAGGAACGCGGGAACCTGCCACGTCGGAAAGAGCTCAGCGAACCAGACCCACACGGTAGACGAGAGATTCAGGAACCATTCGGAGATCATCAGGCACCGCCCACACCGTCATAGTTGAAGATCCGGGCGATATACCGGGTCAAAGCTTTCGCCGTGAGTATGGCGATTGTTGCCGACCCAAAGAGCCGAGTCCAGAACGCCATGGTCTGGAACGGGTCGCCCGGGCACGCTTGCATGATTTGGTGATTCTTGCCGCCGGGAAGGAACCCCAGAGGAAGGGTCAGACCAGCGCAACCGGACGAGGGAGAAATGAATGTCCAGCCCGTGACCGTGGCGATCAGTTGGCCGGGCATCTTGGTTGAGAAGGCCCCCTTAGCCTGTTGAAGCTTGGCGGAGACCACGGATTGCCGGGGGACAAACATGGCTTGCGAGGCACAGACCACGGGCTTATACACCCACGCGAAGGGATTGAGGACACCCCAGCCGGACGGCCAGCATTCACGCGGTTTTTCCGGGTCAAGAATGGGAGCGCCCAAATCAGTCGCAATGCCCGGGGTAGTTTTCACACCAACATTGGTGCCGGTCTGCGGATCCGCTAGTTGCGTGCCCTGCTCGATGTTTCCCTCTTTGAACTTCGGAGCGTAGGACGTGCATTCAGACAAGGCGACGGGGAAGCCGCCGAAAGTACAGGAGTAGTTGGTTGCCTTATTCGGATCGGTGAACCAGTCAGCGCACGCTGTACCCGCGTTCAGGCACGACCCTAAGCCCATCTTCACGAGGTCGACAATGCATGCGCCATCTTGGCATTGCGGGTAATCGACGCGGTATTTCTGATACTCGGGTGTGGTCGGCTGGACCATCAGATCAGAGTCGGGAAGGCCGGGAGTGGACTCGACGATCTTGACCTCAGTGGGAATTTTGCCGGGCAGGACGGGCGGCAGAGGCGACATTTTGAAGAGAGGATCGTTCTCGGTGTATTGGTCCGAACTCGGGCTAGTGGTTGTCGTGCCATCGGAGTATTTGATGATGGCTTTATTTGTTCGCTTCGGGTTAGCTCGGGCTGAAATAGCCGGAGTTTCCGCGACGAGGTTATTACCGACTTGCACGCCATAGCGGGTAACGACGGACGTATTGAAGAAGCCGCCGGTCGCAGCGTTGGCCGATGAAAACCCCGCATTCAAACAGGAGCCAAGAGCGCCGCCACCCGTATAGACAACACCTTGACTCACCAAGGGACCACCGTTGAAGGACATAACGAGAAACCCGTTATCAGTACCAACTTTCCGGGCGAAACATTGCATATGTTCGCTGGCACTGGTTGCCGCTCGACCGAGCAACGCGAAGCACACGCCACCGGGAGAGCAGATGTTTGCACCCGTTACGGAGTTGGCCTGATCCGCGTTTCTCGCGGCCTCTAGTGCGCGATCCCAGCCGCCACAGTTGACACCGTTCAAGACGCTGGCGAACGCGGTTAGAACGCCGTTTTGCTCTGAACAGACCTGCTCATCTTTGAAGCCCAGAAGGCGGGACGTCCCCGTGCCGAGCATGGTCCCCAGTTGAAAGCCACCCACGGCAACGCCGAGACCGGCACCGGGGGGAACCTTGGTTAGCACCTTCGGGACCGTGGCCGGTACGGAGTACGCCGCTTTTTCCACCACAACGAGGGCGGTTTGCGCCGTGGTCGCAGTACCCGCTTGCATGGCCCGGTAAGCGTTCAAGACTTCGGGCGATTTGAGGAAGCGTGACATAACCAGCGCCAATGCTTCAGGAGAGCTAGCCGCGACCCGTGAGGCAGGGATGACAACCGACGGCAGGATATTCAACGCACCGCCCGAGCCGGGCGGAAGATAAGGCGTGATCGAGGCTTGCACGGCCTGCGCGGGAGCTGCGAAGCCTAGGCCCAGAGACAGCGCGACAACGACGGCAACAAGCCCGGCGGCAGAAAGCCGCACAGACCGCCGCAGGAACGCGGAGAACCGGGCAGCAGAGGGACGCCAGCCTAAACGCCGACGATGGCGACCACCCCCGAAGGCGGGGGTAACCCGCGGGGAAGAGGAACGCCCCGGCAGGAGGAGGGAACTAAGCACGTCGAGGCCCTTTCACCACGCGCAGCAGAATGGGGGAGGGGGTCCGGTCACGCTGCGTGCGACCGGACCCCCTGAGGTGTGACTACTTGCCGAAGGACTTGATCGCGCCGATGCCCTTTTTCGCGCCGAACAGCAGCGCGAAGATGGACAGTCCGGCGGTGATTCCACCGACGATGTAGAGGATGGTCGAACCGGCAGCGGCCATAAGAGCCGCAGCGAAGTCAACGGGGGTCATAGTGTTTTTCCTTTGTTCTGTGGTGCGTTACCGGGCGAGCGAATACCCGCCCGGGTCAAACGGTGAAACGTCCGGCAGGTGCTTACTTGCCGAAGGACTTGATCGCGCCGATGCCCTTTTTCGCACCGAACAGCAGCGCGAAGATCGACAGTCCGGCAGTGATTCCACCGACGATGTAGAGGATGGTCGTACCGGCAGCGGTCATGAGTGCTGCGCCGAATTCAACGGGGGTCATGTGTGGTCCTTTGTTCTGGTTGTGCAGTGACCGCAAGCCCCAGACGGGGCAGCGGGTGGAGCAGGTAACACCAACTCAGCGCAGCAGCGCAGAGAAGCTTGGAGGGATCAGGACTGGAAGAAACGCATCCGCAGCGCCCAGATCCCACGGTTCGCGCCGTAGAGCAGCGCGAAAATCGCTAGCCCGGCAGTGATGCCGCCACCGATGTAGAGGACAATCGTTCCGGCAGACGTGAGAAGCAGGTTATTCACCAAGCCGACCCAATCACCGAGACCGACCTCAACCGGAACGGGATCGACAAGGGGGACAGAGAGAATTCTCAAGATTGTTTTCCTTTCGCTATTTGGGCAAAGACCCCAAGGCCCAGACCCACACCGAAAGCCGACACTAAAAGGGTGATCGCGTCAGTCGGAGTCATTGGTGCGTCACAAAGAACGCGCGGAACCCGGCAGACACGCAGATGATGAACGTCAGCGCCAGCACGAGCGCGGCCACGGTTACCACACCAGCCGGACGGCCAGCAGGCCAAGAACGAGGCAGCCGAGCACGCACACGGCGAGACCGGCCCACGCGACGGCGGAACCCATAGCGTTGAGGAGCAGGAGCTGAGAGAGGATGTCATCTTCAACGGTTGCGCGGAGCACGTTTCACCGCCCGAGCATCCAGCCACGCCGGAATCCACACCGCTGTCAGGCAGAACAACCCGCCGCAGAGAACCAGACCGGCAATCAGAGCGACCAGCGCGTCATCTTGCGCGCCCATCAGCTCGACCACGCACGCTCAGCGGCCAGCGCCTGCGCCCGAGACTCCGGGGCCTGCACGGGCCGTTCTGGCGCGGCCTGAACGGTGACGGGGGCGGCGAGGCGCAGCGCCCGACGACGGGCGAGGATGCCGACCAGCAGCAGTGCCGCAGCAATGCCCAGGACGACGAGAGCCTGTAGCGCAAACAGGACGGGGGAGAAGGTGGCACCAGAACTGGGGAGTTCGTAGTACCCGGGAATGTTCAGAGGAAGAGTCATCAT